CTTCAATCGATCCACCAACTGCTGAACAAGAACCAATAGAGGAACCAAAAGATGAGACTGATAGCTGAAGAGATTACAACTGTTGACTTTCTCTCTGAAGAGAAAGATGGCAAGAAGAATTACTTCATTGAAGGTGTATTCTTGCAAGCGGAAATCAAAAACCGCAATAACAGAATGTATCCATTCAAAACTTTGCAGAACGAAGTTGCTAAATACAGCGAGAACTACATTCAAAAAGGGCGTGCCCTTGGAGAGTTAGGGCATCCTGATGGTCCATCCATCAACCTTGATCGTGTTTCACACAAGATTCTTTCATTGAAAGAAGAAGGTAATAACTTTATTGGTAAAGCAAAGTTACTTGAAACACCCTCAGGTAAAATCGCCAAGTCATTGCTAGACGAGGGCGTAAAACTAGGAGTATCATCCCGTGGCATGGGTTCAATCCGAAAGGAAGAAAACTGTAATGTCGTTATGGATGACTTTATGCTCGCAACTGCAGCAGATATTGTTGCAGATCCTTCAGCACCTGACGCATTTGTGGATGGTATTATGGAAGGAAAAGAATGGATTTGGGATAATGGCATACTTAAAGAGTCTGCTGTTCAACAAATCAAACAAGAAATAGATCAAGCAACTCTGATAAACTTGCAAGAACGCAAAGTTTCCGCGTTTGAAAAGTTTTTAAAGAGTTTATGATTTATAAATAAATACAGACAACGCTTAAAGCAAAAACGGAGTTCAAAAAATGGCTGAGACCCTCGAAAAAAATCTTGATGATATGGAAGAAGTGACCGAAGGCACTACCCAATCTAAAACTGCGGTTAACAAAGATGCAAAACCAGGCGAACCAATCGATACATCGAAAGGTGGTGCTGCGAAAGTTATCTCTGTTGACACTGATTCCATGGAAGGTGCGAAAGGAACTAAGAACGCAGGTGCTTCTGCTGCAGGTGCAGTAAAACACGAAGGATCTAAATCTTTATCCACCAAACCTAGTAATGCTTCCGCTAAAATGGAGGATGCAGAAAATGAAGAAGAAGCAATCACTGAAACCAAGTACGACTTTACTCAAGATGTTGACGCTCTTGTCTCTGGTGAAGACCTCTCAGAAGAGTTCAGAGCAAAAGCAGTAACGATCTTCGAGGCAGTGGTCACAGAAAAAGTGAACAACGAAGTAAAAGCGTTGCAAGAAGCATTTGAAGAATCTCTAACCGAAGAGGTAGAGAAAATCAAAACAGAATTAGCCGAGAAGGTTGATGACTACTTATCTTATGCTGCAGACACTTGGATGAAAGAGAATAGTCTCCAAGTCGAGCACGGTATTAAGACTGAGATGAGTGAATCATTCTTCAACGGTCTAAAAGAGCTTTTCTTAGAGCACAACTTTAGCGTGCCTGAGGAAAAATTCAATCTACTTGACGGTATGGTTGGAGAGTTAGATGAAATGGAAAAGAAACTCAACGAAACAGTCGAATCCAATGTATCTTTAAATAAGAGAATTGGAGAGTTTGTTAAAATGGAAATCGTGAACGAATGCGCTGTTGGTCTAGCAGAAACCCAAAAGGAGAAACTAGCATCATTAGCAGAGGGTGTTGAGTTTGAAAATGAAGAAGACTTCCGTAAGAAAGTCGAAACGATTAAGGAATCATACTTCACTAGGAAGGCTGAGATCGCTGAGTCAGCGAAGGAACCCACCGAAGAAGGATCACAACCCCTTGTCGAATCTACAACAAGTGGCACAATGTCGAAATACGTTGATGCAATCGCTCGTTGGTCCAAATAATTAAACAAAATTACTACTTCAAAAGGAGATAACAGTACAAATGACTGTACAAAAACTACAAGAGAAGTGGGCACCCGTTCTGAATCACGACGCTCTCCCTGAGATCGGTGACACATACAAGAAAGGTGTTGTCGCACAACTTTTAGAAAACCAAGAAAGAGCACAGATCGAAGAAGGACAAATCCTTTCTGAGACTCTTCAAACAACAGGATTTACTGGTGCTTCTACAGCAACAGGTCCAGTTGCAGGTTTCGACCCTGTTCTAATCTCATTGATCAGAAGATCAATGCCTATGCTTATTGCATATGACATTGCAGGTGTTCAACCAATGACAGGTCCTACAGGACTTATCTTTGCAATGAGAACTAACTACGGTTCCGAAAGAGATCCTAACGCATCAGGTTACGATGAAGCATTCTTCAACGAACCAAACGCAGGTTTCTCTGGTGGTGCAGGTACATCCTACGACCCAGGTGCCTCAAGTTCAGCAAATAACGACGCAGAAGGCACAAACCCTGCTGTTCTCAACGATGCTTCCGCAGGAACTTACGAGAAGACAGGTGATGCTGAAGGTATGTCAACAGCAACTGTTGAAGCACTTGACGATGCCACATCAGGTAGCGAGTTCCGCGAGATGGGATTCGCAATCGAGAAGGTAACTGTTACTGCTAAAGCAAGAGCACTAAAGGCAGAGTACAGCATCGAGCTTGCTCAGGACTTGAAAGCGATTCATGGTCTTGATGCCGAGCAAGAGTTGTCAAACATTCTGTCAACAGAGATCCTTGCTGAGATCAACAGAGAAGTTGTTAGAACCATTTACACAAACGCTGTAAAAGGTGCACAAAACAACACTGCTACTGCAGGTATCTTTGACCTAGACGTTGACTCAAATGGTAGATGGTCAGTTGAGAAGTTCAAAGGACTATTATTCCAGATAGAAAGAGACGCTAACGCTATCGGACAGGAAACTCGTCGCGGGAAGGGCAACATCATGATCTGCTCTGCAGACGTTGCATCTGCCCTAGGTATGGCAGGAGTTCTAGACTACGCTCCAGGATTACAGGGTAACAACCCTCTAACTGGTGTAGACGATACTTCATCAACTCTTGTTGGTACACTTAACGGACGCATCAAGGTTTATGTTGACCCATATTCAGCAAACGTAGCAGACAAGCACTTCTATGTTACTGGATACAAAGGTACATCACCTTATGACGCAGGATTATTCTACTGTCCTTACGTTCCATTACAGCAAGTTAGAGCAATCAACCCTAACACCTTCCAACCAAAAATTGGTTTCAAGACTCGTTACGGTATGGTTTCTAACCCATTCTCAGGCGGACTTACTCAAGGTTCTGGTGCACTTACAGCTAATGCTAATAAGTACTACAGAAGAGTACAAGTTGCAAACCTAATGTAATAGGCAATATTGCTTATCTTTTAAAGAGGGTGTTGACACCCTCTTTTTTTATGCTATAATATATTTGTTGGACGCAACAATGGGTGTGACTGAATAAACTTACTGGCATTGGTCTGGTTAAGGTGATGAGGCAGAGGTGGTGCTCGCTATCGAAAGGTAGAACTTCTCAACCAAGAAGGTCTCAGGCATACAAGTATTTCTAACTGTAGAAATGCCCTTGTATTGTTGGCAAACAGAAACCCAACCACCCTCCAAATTTTAAGTAGTATAAATCATATTAATAATACACATTAACATATGTTATCTACCCAATATCGTCTTCGTCTAGAAGGCATATGTAAATCCATCGCAGCAGGAACAGAAGTAAGTATAGACGATATGATTTGGGCACAGAAACTAGCGAAAGCAAATACAAGTGCAAGAGGTATGTTGAATCAAGCAAGAAGACTAGCAACAAACCCGAACGATTCTTTTCTGAATAACTTGAATATTGGAGACCCCGATTCAAGTAATCATAAAAGGGGTTTCAGTTCACCAGATGAAATCGTAGATTGGTTTCACCAAGACCGTCCAGATGACTGGAGACAACGTGACTAAATAGGATTGTACGACACTAGATTATGATCTCTGACATTAGATATGATGGGTTCATTGGTATCTTTGATACTCAATATAACACCCAACCTTTGATAGATTACTGGGAATATCAGAACACAGTAGGTGCTACCTTTAAACGTAAAGGTTTATTTGGTAGAGAACGCAAAGCACATGCTCGAAAAGATACATGCTTAGCTACTGAAGACTTCATGTTGGATCACAACTGCGGTTATCAGTGGATGCGAGAATATAATGAAGTTACTGGTAGATGCCTTGAAGAATATATTGATACGTTTGAGCATCTTTTACATTACAGATATCAACAAGTATATCTAAATGTGCAAAAGACTGTACCACAGCAAGGATATCATGCATGGCACTCAGAGGATGGTTCTCTAGGATGCAATCGTCGGATATTAGCGACAATGATGTTCCTTAATGATATAGATGATGGTGGTGAGACTGAGTTTTTATATCAGTCAAAAAGATTTAAACCTACTCGCGGACAGTTTTTGATCTGGCCAGCAGGGTTTACTCATGTACATAGAGGTAATCCTCCATTATCAGGAGAGAAATACATCGCTACATCATGGTTGGAAAATATAAACGCATAAAATGTCTAACTGGTATCAGGATCAACTACAAAATAAAAACTTCTTGTCTCCAATAGGATTTGTTTTTCTATTAGAAAAAGCAAAGAAGACATCTTTCTTGTGTCAAAGAGCATCCATACCCGAACTAAGTTTGGGTGATATTGCAATACCTACACGAGGATTTGTTCCTGTTCCACTAGAAGGTAATATTCAATACTCAACATTGACTATAGATTTTATTGTAGACGAAGATCTTAGAAACTATATGGAAATCCATAACTGGATTCGTGCATTAGGTACACCTGCTACTGTATCAGAAAGAAATGAATGGTTAAGAGAAAACAGTGATATGGTAACTCAAGATGGTAAAGTATCTGATGGCACTCTGCAAGTATTAAACAATAATAATATTACAAACTTCGATGTTGTTTTTGAAGATATGTTTCCTACAAATCTTAGCACACTAGATTTCAATGTCACGCAAACAGATAATGAGTTTCTAACAGCTAGTGCAACATTCAAATATCTACTTTACGAAATAAGAAACGTCAATACACAGACAAGACGATGAATCTATTAGGATCTACTTTATTTTTAGTATCATTCCCCTTTGTACTGGCAACTCTTTACTTTGGAAGTAAAGGGGGATATTACGATTCTGAAGATTATAAAGGTGATGGTTGTGCACACGACGTAAAACGATGAAGTTTGAGTACAAGTTTGAACATTACTGGGGTGGTGAGGATAACTGGTACACCAAATCTAAGAGGTGGGCAAAGAAACAACCCTTTCCTTTGTCACATTTGATAACAGGTTTGATTGAATGGTTGCAAAAAATGTGGATTGATGGTAAAATATTACAGGTTATGGCAGATGTTGATAAAGACATTGACAAAATCAAATCTACATGGGAGGAAAATGACAAACCAATCACCCCACACGTCGTGGAGAGAGGAGTATTTGGAGATGAAAGCTGGTCTCTCGAAATCACAAATCCTCTTATTGAAAGAAGGTCCGAAACAACTAGCACAGGCATGGTTACTCCAAGCGATGCACAACGACTACAACAAGATGAAAGGGATCAAGGAAGAGAATCCTAAAGAGAACAAAGGTCAACTACAATCATCTTTACAAGAGTTCTTTGAAAACACAAAAGATCAAGGAATATGAATCTTGAAACACTGCAGGAACTCTGGAAGGAGGACTGCAAAATAGATGATGATCTCTACTGTGAAGAATCTCTCAAGATTCCTAGATTACATCAAAAGTATATGGAATACTTCAACACTTTTTCTTTGATGAAGAAAGAGAAAGATGGAGAGTATCGCAAACTGATCAAAGAAAAATGGTTATACTATAAGGGTAAAGCACCTGCTACAATCTATAAAGATATGCCCTTTGATCTCAAGTTGACTACGAAGGAAGAAATAAATATGTTTATTGAAGCAGACGAAGATATAAGAAAAATTAAATACAAGATTGACTATCTTGATCAGATACTATTCTTCTTAGAAAGTATATTGAAACAGATAGGAGTCAGAAACTTTCAAATCAAAAACGCTATCGAATGGACAAAGTGGAGAGAGGGGTCATGATCAAAACTGACCTACTACTAAGAATTTACAAAACAGTTAGAATACCTAAGGTATACAAGTATCCTCCTAAGAGAAAGCATTATAACATGCATCTGTATGGTTAGCTATATAATATAGTGATATAACATCAAATGATGGACCTCAAGATCGGAAAGAAGAATGAGGTATATTTAAGAATAGAAGCACCAGATCACGTCAAATATGAACTGGCAGATTTTTTTACCTTTGAGGTAGAGTCTGCAAAATATATGCAGAAGACAAGAAGATATA